GGGGGGCTGTCATTTCTTAAACACCCCCCGCCTGAATCGCGCCCCACCTTCGAATTACCCCGGAGGTATATTTCGATTTGGGTTTTGGCTTGCCCCAGCCACTTAGTTCTCCATGCCTGTTTCTTGCTCCTTTCCGGGCATGGGCTGGGGCAGGCGAAAACTCAGATCGAAGTATAAGAAAGGACGCGCGATGGTCAAAAAGAAGACCAAAACTCCTCGAACTCCCGAGGAAGCTGAGCGATTGGCGATCAGTGCTGCCATGGAACTTGCTACTCAGCAGATTCTTGACGGTACTGCGAGCAATTCGATGATCATTCATTTCCTCAAGCTGGGCTCCAGTCGCGAAAGACTTGAACAAGCTCGGCTCGAGGCTGACACAACTCTCGCCAAGGCCAAGGTCTCAGCGCTTGAGTCGGCTGCTCGTACCGAGGAACTGGTTCAGGAAGCACTGGCGGCTTTCAAGGTGTATTCTGGAGATTCAGATGCGGAGCTATGACGAACTCAGTCACCTGCATACATTCGAAGAACGTCTCGAGTATCTCTCGCTCAATGGAGCATTTTTCGGCGAGACCTTCGGTGGATCCAGGTGGTTGAATCAGAGTTTCTACCAAAGCGATATTTGGCGAGAGGCCCGCACCCAAGTTATCGCGAGAGATCTTGGATGCGATCTCGGCCTTGCGGGTTATGAGATTCACGACGGTATTGTCGTGCATCACATTAATCCTTTAACGCCTCGTCAGTGTGAGAATTTCGACCCGTGCATGTGGGATATCAACAATCTTATTTGCGTGAGCCGAGATACTCATAATGCAATCCATTACGGAACCAAGGCATTGGCTCTCGACGACTTCGATCCAAGATCACCCGGCGATACAAAACTATGGTAGGAGGCTAAATGTCGATTCTACATGACACAAAGACCTACCTCGGGTTGATGGAGGATGACACTTCATTCGACAGCGAAGTTAAGGACGCCATTGACAATGCTTTGGCGACCGCGACTCAGCTAAACCGCGAAGTTGGCGACCTATCGTCCGAGGCAGATTACCCCACTACGACTCTTGGACGGATCCTACGTCAGTACGTGAACTTCTCAGTTCGATTGATGTTCGATCCACCGCAGACCTCGTTCGCCATCAAGGCAGTCGAGGCATTGCAGAAAGAGGCGGAGTGGCGACTGACCATTCAATGATGGGAGAAAACCATGAGCGAAGATTATCTGTCTCATTACGGCGTCCTCGGTATGAAGTGGGGCGTCCGTAAGAAGACTGAAAGCTCCGGCGGAGTCGGACTTCGGTCCGTCGAAGAAAAGAAGAAGATCGGCGAAGCAGTCAATGCTGAGGCATTCCGAAAGGAACGAGCCAAGGCTGAGAAAGCTGCCGAGAAGGAACGCAAGAAGCACGAGTCTGAACTCAAGAAGGCCGCCAAGGCAGCAGCTGCCGCGGCTAAGAAGGCTGCTTCCGCCGCTAAGAAGGGCGCCAAGGCTGCTTCCCAGAAGCATGCTGCCAACAAGGCTGCTCGCGCCGAGAAGGCTGCTGAACGGGCTCGTAAGAAGCTCGAGAATCAGAAGCTTCGAGACGCGCGAAAGGCGGAGGCCGAGCGCAAGAAGAAGCAGAAGGAAGCCGAGCGCGCTGAGAAGAAGCGAATCGCCGACGAGAAGAAGGCAACTAAGGAAGCCGAGAAGAAGCAGAAGGAACTGGAGAAGCAGAAGGTTCCTAAGGGAGGCATTCCGGCCGACCTGCGGAAGGAAGCTCCTCGACGTCTCTCATCCACAGATCTCATTGAGCAGAATAAGCGACTCAATCTTGAGAAGCAGAACTACGAACTCAAGGAGAAGCTCAGGGAGTACGAGAATCAAAATAGGAGTGCTCTGGCCAAGACTGCAGATCTCTTTGTTGATGAGGCTCGCAAGAACCTGACGAAGTATGCAGCTCGAACGGCGACCGACATGCTTACGGCTGCTCTCGACTCCAAGCTCAAGGGTACCGAGTATGAAGGCATCGCGAAGATGGCTAAGGATTCGTTCAACCTCGACGCAATTCTTAAGAATTCGGTCGGTAAGAAGTAGGTATGGTGCTATCTAACACAGCTACGCCTAAGTACTATGCCCAGTTCCGTGAAAAGGTCCTTGCGGGCGAGATCCCAGTCTCTCACACCATCGAGATGGAAATGAATCGGATTGACGACTTGATCGCCAACCCGAGGTACTTCTATGACGACGGTGCTATCGATGGATTCATCGCTTTCTGTGAAAACGAGATGACCCTTGTCGATGGTAGCGATCTAACTCTGCTGGATTCGTTCAAACTCTGGGCTGAATCGCTACTTTCGTGGTTCTACTTCGAGAAAGTGACGAAGTTCGTTCCTGACGAAACTGGTCACAACGGTCGATACGTTCAGGTCGATGTCAAAAGGCGCTTGGTTAACAAGCAATACTTGATCGTCGCGCGAGGCGCGGCCAAGTCCATGTATATGGCCTTTATCCATGCGTACTTCCTGACTATCGACCCCACCACAACTCACCAAATTGCCACAGCACCCACCATGCCTCAGGCTGAAGAAACATTGTCCCCATTTAAGACTGCTATCACACGCAGTCGCGGACCTCTGTTCAAGTTCTTGTCGGTGGGGACCGTTCACGCAACAGTTGGTGCTAAGGCGAATCGATCTCTGCTTTGTCCGACCAAGAAGGGAATCGAGAACTTCTCGACAAACTCCCTTCTCGAGGTCCGCCCAATGAACGTTGATAAGCTTCAAGGCTTGAGGTCAAAGGTGAACACGATCGACGAATGGCTATCTGGCGATGTTCGTCAGAACGTCATATCTGCTCTCGAGCAGGGCGCGTCGAAACTCAACGACTGGGTCATCGTTGCGGTATCATCCGAAGGTACCGTCCGAAACGGCGTTGGCGATTCCATCAAAATGGAATTACTTTCGATCCTTAAGGGCGAGTACTATGACCCACACTCATCGATCTGGTATTATCGACTGGATGATGTGTCTGAGGTTGGGGATCCAAACATGTGGATTAAGGCTCAGCCCAACATTGGCAAGACTGTGTCTTATGACACATACCAACGAGATGTCGCTAGGGCTGAGAATGTCCCATCCGCAAGGAACGATATTCTGGCAAAACGATTCGGCATCCCGTGTGAGGGATACACCTACTTCTTCAAGTATGAAGAAACGATCCCCCACAACCCACGAGAGTTCTGGCAGATGCCCTGCGCCATGGGTGCAGACCTTTCTCAGGGCGACGACTTCTGTGCGTTTACGTTCTTATTCCCGCTGTCCACTGGTGACTTCGGGGTCAAGACTCGAGCGTACATTACTACTCGCACGTTCGACAAGCTTCCGGCTGCTGGTCGTGCGAAGTATGAGTCATTCATCCGAGAAGGATCTCTCCAGGTCATGGATGGAACAATCCTGGACATGATCGAAGTCTATAACGATCTAGACGAATACATCTTGAGATCTGAATATGACATTCGAGCGTTCGGGTATGATCCATACAACGCCAGAGAGTTCGTTGAAAGATGGACAACCGACAACGGTCCATACGGTATCCACAAAGTCATTCAGGGCGCGCGAACTGAGTCAGTTCCGTTGGGTGAACTCAAGAGCCTGGCTGAAGACCGAAGGCTCATCTTCGATCAAGAGCTATTCTCATGGGCAATGGGTAATACCATCACCCTTGAGGATACTAACGGCAACCGCAAGATCTTGAAGAAACGAATGGATCTCAAGATTGACTCGGTCGCAGCACTCATGGATGCATGGGTCGCATACAAACAGCAACTCGACGACTTCAACTAACGAGAGGAGGTGCTATGGGTATTATGTCACGGTTGGCACGGGCGTGGAACGTGTTCGCTCATGATCGACCCGATCGTTACAAGAATAGTAACTACAGCGAATACCGTCCGAGCTACCGTTCTATCGGATCTACAAACCTGGTCCAAACGCTATACAACAAGATTGCGTTGGACGTCGCGAACACTCCGATTCGCCATGTGAAGGTAGATCAAAATGGTAGGTATGACAGTGAGAAGGACTCATCTCTGAACGAATGCTTGTCTCTGATGGCGAACATCGATCAGACTTCGAACGCCCTCATCTATGAGCTAGTCTATACGATGCTGGAAACTGGTAGCGCAGCTCTGGTTCCAGTCGACACGGATGCCGCTCTGAACGAGGAAGGGTCGTTCGACGTCCTTTCTCTCCGCGTTGGACGAATCGAGAGTTGGTATACTGACTCAGTTGATGTGAATCTGTATAATGACCGTAGCGGTAATCGAGAAACGATTCGCATCTCGAAGAACTCCGCGGCGATCGTATACAGTCCGCTTTACGATGTCACGGCTAGCAATAGCTCGTTGGCCAATCGTCTCGCTCGAAAGCTCGATGCTCTAGATGCTATCGACAATTCTGCGCTCGGTAAGAAGTTGGATCTGATCATTCAGCTTCCATACTCCGTCCGAGGAGAACTGCGACAGCAACAAGCTGAGACTCGACGCGAAGCGATTGAACAGCAACTCCGAAATTCGGAGATTGGTGTGGCCTACGTCGATGGAGCTGAGAAGATCACACAGCTCAACCGTCCAGTTGAGAACAATCTGCTCGATCAGGTCAAATACCTTTCAGAGCAGCTTTACAACGCCCTCGGTTTCACCGAGAGTGTGTTCAACGGAACGGCCGATGCCGAGACCAACCTGTCTTACTACAACCGGACGGTCAAGCCGATTCTCGATACGATCACGAAGTCGGCAACCATGGTCTTTTTGACCAAGACCGCTCGATCTCAGGGTCAGAGGATTATCTATGTGAGGGATCCGTTCGCGGCAACCTCACTGGACAGCATCGCTTCGATGGCTCAGACGTTCATCACCAACCAGGTCATGACGCCAAACGAGATCAGGTCGATTATCGGCTTGCCGCAGTCTACTGATCCTAAGGCAGACCAATTGGCAAATCCGTACACATCATCCGCAAATGCAGATCAACGGTCTAACAACGACCAGGAGGTTCAAAATGGCAGCGCCTAATGACGTCGCCGACTTCGACGGGTGGGCAACCGTCGCAGGCATCAAGTGCTCTGATGGGCGAGTTATCTCTCATCATGCATTTGAACAGAACGATGGGGCTGTCGTCCCTCTCGTCTGGCAGCACGGTCACGACAACGTGACTAACGTTCTCGGGCATGCCCAGCTCGAGAAGAAGGCTGAGGGTGTTTACGCCTACGGATTCTTCAATGGATCCCAGCAGGCAGAACATGCTCGCGAACTAATCGAGCATGGCGATGTTACTGCTATGTCGATCTTCGCGAACAACCTCAAGCAGGATGGCAATGTTGTCAAGCACGGCAACATCGTCGAGGTGTCGCTTGTCCTTAAGGGTGCTAATCCTAAGGCGACGATCGAGAACGTCACCATGGCCCACTCAGATGGCGAGGGTTACTCCGCGATCATCAAAATGGGTGACGGCGACGTTACACACGAAGACTTCGAGGGCTCCGAGGAATCGGACTCCGAAGATGAGTCCTCCGATGAGGACGAGACCATCGGTGAGATCCTTTCCACACTCACCGAAAAGCAGCTTGAGGCAGTCAATTACCTCATTGCTGCAGCCATCGATGGGGAGTCTGAGGACTCCGAAGAGACCAACGAAGAAACCGAGGAAGATATGAAGCACAATGTCTTTGAGGGCGACAAGACCTCCGAGAACACGCTGTCTCACGCACAGTTCGCTGAGATCGTTGAGACGGCCAAGCGAAACAACACCACTCTGCTCGACGAGCTGAAACATGCCGATTACGGTATCGAGAACATCGGATACCTCTTCCCAGATGCCAAGAGCATCACGGATGAGCCTATTACTCTCGACCGCGATCAGTCTTGGGTCTCGGTCGTGATGAACGGCACGAAGCACTCGCCCTTCGCTCGAATCAAGTCTGTCCTTGCGGACATCCGCGACGACAAGGCCCGAGCCAAGGGTTATGCCAAGAAGGCCCAGAAGAAGACCGAAGAGGTCATCAAGCTTCTGACCCGTACGACGTCTCCCACGACGATCTACAAGAAGCAGAAGCTGGACCGCGACGACATTGTCGACATTACGGACTTCAATGTCGTTAGCTGGTTGAAGTCCGAAATGAAGGGCAAGCTCAACGAGGAAATCGCTCGCGCCATCCTCATTGGCGATGGTCGTACGATCACCGATCCTGACCGCGTCGACGACGAGGCCATTCGTCCGATCCTCAAGGAGAACGACCTCTATGCCATTCACAAGTCGCTCGAGTCCAACACCACGGATGAGACTCTTGTGGACGACATCGTCCTGGCATCGGCCGAGCTTGAGGGTTCCGGCTCTCCGACGCTCTTCATTGCGAAGAAGCGCCTGGTCAAGATGCTTCTCCTGAAGGACAAGAACGGTCGCCGTCTGTACGAGACCGAGGCGTCTCTCGCGGGCGCTCTTGGTGTCTCCAAGATCGTCACCATCCCTCAGTTCGAGGGCCTGGAGCACGAGATCAAGGGCGTCAACCACGAGCTTCTGGCTATCGTGGTCGACCTGCGCGACTACACCATTGGTTCGAACGCCGGTGCGGAGCTCGGTATGGCCGAGTCCTTCGACATTGATTTTAATCAGTATAAGTACCTGATGGAGACCCGTCTTTCGGGCTCTCTGACGGTACCGTACTCGGCCCTGACGATCTCGCGCAAGAAGGCGTGATCTTATGTCGAGGTTTAGCGGTAAGCTAGGCTTCGTGGCGACGCGTGAGACGGAGGAAGGTGTGTGGCTCGAAGACTTTGTTGAACTACCTGTCAAGGGGACTATCCGTAATCTCTATGTCAGGAACGACAATTCATCCTCTGCCAACACCAACCTCCGTCTCACCAACGAGATCAGCATCTTGATGGACACCAAGATCAAGACGTACCTCGAAACTCTGAAGTACGTTGTATGGAAGGGTTCAAAATGGGAGGTACAGTCCATCGGCGTGAACTATCCACGGCTGACCATCAATCTGGGAGGTCTGTATGCGCACGTATAGAGACCTCCTACACCTACTTCAGCAAGCGGTTCAGCACAATCGGGTATATTTTCAACCTCCAGAGAATCTGAAGATTGGATACCCGGCGGTTGTCTTCCACTTGTCGAAGATAGAAATCGACCGTGCTTCTGATGTACCCTACAAGGGTGCTAAGGAATACTCGGTTACTCTCATCACCAAGGATCCAGAGCCAGACGTGATCGACGAAATCCTCAAGATCCCGTATTCGTCTTTGGATACGACATATATCTCGGACGGAATGAATCATTTCGTCTTCACGGTTTACCTTTAAGGAGGGTATCCTATGGCACAGATCAAGTGGGACGAAGAGGGCTCCCATTTCTATCACACAGGCGTTAACAAGGGCGTTCTGTTCCCCTTCGAAAACGCCCAGAACCGGTACGGCACTGGTGTCGCTTGGAACGGTCTTAAGACTGTCACCGAGACCCCTGAGGGCGACGAGTCCTCGGACGTCTACGCTGACAACCTGAAATACCTCACCCTGATGTCGGCTCCGTCGTTCAAGTTCACGATCGAGGCCTACACCTACCCCGACGAGTTCGCCATCTGTGATGGTACCGCTCAGCTGGTTAAGGGTGTCAACCTCGGTCAGCAGCCGCGTACTCGCTTCGCGTTCTCCTACTGCACGAAGCTGGGTAACGACACCAAGGGTGATGCTTACGGCGAACTGCTGCACATCATCTACGGCGCGACCGCAGCCCCGTCTGAGCGTGCGTACAACACGGTCTCCGATTCTCCCGAGGCGATCTCGTTCTCTTGGGAGTGCTCGACCGTTCCTGTCCAGGTGGACGGCTTCCAGCCGGTCTCTGTCGTCACGATCGACTCTTCGAAGATCGATGCAACGAAGTACAAGAAGCTCACGGACAAGCTGTATGGCGTTGCTGCCGCTGGCGGCGGTGCTACCGCTGTTCCGACGCTCGTCATGCCTAACGAGTTGCGTGCGCTTCTTCAGTGATCTCGCTCACGCTTGAGTTTGGGGGAGAGGAGCGGTTTGACGAGCGTAGTAATACGTTTGTTACACTGGAACCGTTTACAGTTACTCTTACGCATACGCTATCTGCGGTGGCTGAGTGGGAATCTGTCTACAAGAGATCGTTCCTGGAGACCCCACCGCAGACTGGTGAAGAGTTAGTGTACTACATCCAGTGTATGTCGGACCGCCCTCTCCCTCGAGATTTTGTCAAGCGGCTCGACCAATCCGTTCAGGTCAAAATAGCAGACTATTTGTCTGACACTGCCACGGCGACAGTTCTATGGAACCCACCTTCGAATGGCGGCCCGCGAGACACAATGACCAGTGAACTAATCTACTGGTACATGGCTCAGTTGGGCATTCCATTCGAGGCTGACAAGTGGAACTTAAATCGGCTACTTACGCTGATTCGTCTCGCTGCGGCTAAGCAGAACAACCAAAAGCCGGACGCCAGGGCTTCGGCAGCTCAGCGTGCGGCAATGAACCAAGCCCGTAGGGCTAGAACAGGGAGTAGAGGATGATTGACATTCCCGCTGATGCGCAGGTCCCAGCAGGGCCTGACCCCCACGAAGACCGAGACCGCGCGATTTACGAAGGGAAGTAAGGTATGAGCAAGATCGACGATGTTATGTCGCACGCCACTTACCGGCTCGGCTACTATGCTCCAGACGATCCTGAGCCGGGTTCAGAAGCGGGTCGTTGGCTCGCTAAGAGCATGAACCAGCCTTGGCTCGCTGGGCCGTCCGAAGATATCTGGTGGTGTATGGCCTTTGTGTCAATGGTGTTTGATATGGCTGGCGAAATCGACGCAATCGGTGGCTACAGCTACAACACTGATGTCACGAAGTCTCGAATGGACAAGGTTGACATCGAAGACGCGCAGCGCGGAGATGTTGTGCTCTTCGACTGGGATCACGACGGTCTTACCGACCACGTCGGCATTGTCGAGGCGAACCTCGGCGACGGCTGGCTCCAGACCATTGAGGGCAACACGTCTCCCTCTAACGCAGGTTCTCAGTCCGCTGGTAATGGCGTTTACCGCCGACAGCGTTCTTTCGGAATCGACTGCGTTCTTCGGCCCAAGTGGTCGGATGCAGGCGAAGAGGAAGATTCGGATGGCGCGGACCGCCTGACCGATAAGTGGTGGGGGATGGCAACTACCTACGCTCTCCAGGCATCCATGGGTCTTCCGGCCAGCGGCTGGATCGAGGACCAGGACGAGGATAACGAGGACTTCTTCCCCCGCGCTGGTACTGGCTGGGATTGGGTCACCAGCACTCATGATGGCTCAGACACCATCGCAGAACTTCAGCGTCGACTTGACATCGATGCTGATGGTGTCGCGGGACCCGACACGGTGGAAGCGCTCCAGCAGCACCTGCGAAACCGCGGACACGAGCTCGATGTCGATGGCTACTGCGGCTATCGTACAGTCGAGTGTCTCCAGTATGAGCTCGTCAACGGAACACTCTGGGGCTGACTAAGAAAGGAGGGCCGTCATGATCGAGATGAAGTTCGACGCTGAGTTCGACATGTCAAAATGGTTGACACAAGTCAAGAACAAGAAGCTTCGTGACGTGCTAGCGACCGCTGGTACTCGAGGCGTGGCGGCCCTCCGGGCCAATACCCCGGT